GTTATTGAACCTGAATTATCTATGGAATATATTAACGCAAGAATAAAACAAGAAATTTGTTATGAAACTTTAGAAGAATTAACTGATGAAAAATTAATATGTGAATATAAAAATTGTAATTCTCTAAAAAATGAAATAAAAAAACTAAGCGATGTATTGGTAAAATATATAGACGAAGAAACAAAACAAAAAATAATACAAGAATATTTATTACAACTAATACCAGCTGGAACAAAAGGAGTTATAAGAGGAAATAAGTTTAATAATATAATAAAACAGTTTATTACAAAAATAGCATTAGATACAGACCGTTTTGAAATTTGTTTTGAAAAAAAATGTGAAGGTCATTTTACGACTGAAATACCAGATTGGTACATTCTTGAAATATCAACTAATAAAATTATTATTGGTATGAACCAATTGGATTTATGGGGTGGAGGACAGCAACTTAACAGAGGTTCAAAATACATAGAGAATAATAAACATAATAACCAAAATAGTAAGTTATTGTGTGTTGTTTGTAATGAAATACAATTCAAAAGCAAAAAAAATAAAGCATACAAATTATTTGAAACAGGTTTTAAAAATAATACATTATGTTATTTGAATAATATACAAAATATTATTACCTCATACTTTAATTAACATTCTAATAACGGATTGAAGTTAAATATTAATTACTTATTTGATATGGATTTAGGACCCACTGTATTGTTAAAATAATATGTTATTGTATATATAATTTATTTATATTATCATTACAGATTTTGCATTTGTAAATTTTATAAAATAATGTCATTTTATACTTTTTTATCTAATTGTTCCTACTAACACCAACACTATGAAATAATATATCTGGATTTTTTATTTTTTTAACAAAAAAATAAATGGTTCAAATTTCCATTTACAATTCTATTATTAGTTTTTTTTCAAAATTGAAATATAATTATAAAAAATCCAAATTGGGTAAATGCAGAGTAAAGGGTTAAGAATAAATATAAAATACAAGAAAAACAAAGTATATATAGATAAAATAATAAGGATAATAGAATTGATTATGATAAAAACTATTATCAACAAAATAAAAAAAATAAAAAAATAAAAAAATAAATAAAGAAAATATTATATTTACAAAACAAAAACTAAATGAAAATCTAAATATATTTATTAAACTCTTTAATTAATTCTTGTTTGCTAATTGAGCGAGGACCTACTGTATTATTATGATTAAATTGAATTTCTTTTAATAAATCAATATTATAATTGATAGATTTATTATTTGTAAATTTTATAAAATAATGTGATTGAATACTTTTGTTATCAATGTTTACATCTATAATTCCAGCATTAACACCAACACGACGAAATGAAATATCTGGATTTTCTGTTTTTCCAACAAATACAAAATTTAATGGTTCTACGTTTTTAATTATTGTCCTTAATGCATCTTTTTTCTCCCATATTTGAAAAACCGTTTCTACGTTATGTTCTACACCATCTACTAAAAATGATTTATCTGGTAAATCAATTTCAAATATAAGATGATAATTTAATGGAAATGTTTTTTTTAAACTATCTTTTTTAAAACTTTTAGGCAATATAAATGAAATGCTATCACAAAACTCACAAGATTTTTTAATAAATTTAATCGCTAATGAAGATTGACGACCAAATGGGGGGTTACCTATTATGTGTATTTTACTATAAGCTTTTTTAATATAATCATAATCGTAAAGCAAATAATCCTGTTTTATTATTTCTTCATTATCAGGTTCTAAATCATAAAATTTAAAATTATTTGCTAATGATTTTATGCCTATAATAAAAGAACCATTACCGGCACTAGGTTCTACAATTAAATCATCGGGGTTTATTTTTATATATTTTTTAACGAGATTTAAACATAACTCAACAACAATATTTTTCGTGTAATATTTATCAATAGTATTACGATTTAATCCTTTTGTTTGTTTAGTTTCCATATTAGGTATAGTTTGTTGTTCGGTTAAATTAGTAATAATATTTAAATCAATTTTTTCTTTATTATCAATAATTATATATTTCAGGAATATTATAATATTAAGTTTATCCTGAGGTGATTTATACCCTTGAAGAATTAAAATGAACCAAATATTTCTAAATTTATACCGATAATTTTTCTAAAGGGTGCGGTTTTAAATCTTCAAGGGTGTAAAAATAATTAAAAATAATTAAAAATAATTAAAAAAGGTATTATCCAATAGCCGAAGCAAATATGGAGTCACTTTTTTATGAATTTAATTAAATTACAAATAAATCCTATTTAACAACTATAAAATCAACACTAATAAAATTTACTTTAATAATTTTAGGGCTTCAGCAAACGTCTGACTTTTGACTTGTTCGGTAACCACTAAGCATTGGTAATAAGCTAATTGGTTTCTTAGCTCTGCATTTTCAGATTCAATTGTTTGAATATAGCGACTGTCAACCCAAACTAAGTTACTATCTTCCTCTTCAATCATGGCTTCTATTTCGTCCATTATAGCGTCATTTGCATCGATTTCAGCGTCGATTTCATCCATTGCATATTCATCATCTATTTGTTCTGCAAGTGCATTCAATTGAGCTCTCACGTTAAATTCTTCCTCTAGGCTCTTAACTCCTTCAAATGTGGGAGTTAAAGCTTGAGCATAAGATATATTCTTGATAGGAGCATTTGGCAACACTACTGTAGTATTGGTCTTCTTTGGGGTAATTTTGAATGCGGAAATTACATTTGATGAATCACCCAAGTCAATCCTAGGTTTGCGGTCTCCAAAAGCAACCTTGCGACCCTTGTTTTCAAGAACAATCCAATACCATGGGTCCTCATACATAAGTCTTGCTTCCTTCTCTGGGTTTAAAATTCGCTCTTGAAAGTTTATAGCCGATTTATTATTATACCAACATTCGAAATGAATGTATGCGGCATTATAGGGCTTTCCATCCTGCGTTGTTTTTAAAATAAAATCGATGTTACTTACCTTACCTATGTCTTGTTCATCAAACACATTTGCAACATCAGTTTTACTTATGTTGGCAAAGATGTGAGGAATATAAAGACTGATATTCTTAATGGATGACATTTTAATTGCTTAGTGTTTGAAGGGTTTAAGGGTTACTTTTAATTAATTTGTAAAAAGCATTTCAATTTTTTTTTATATAAGTGATAAATAAGCATTACTAAAAATTTATAAAATAAAAATAAATAAAATAAAATAAATAAAATAAAATAAATAAAATAAAATAAAATAAAAATAAATAAAATAAAATAAAATAAAAATAAATAAAATAAAATAAAATAAAATAAATAAAATAAAATAAAATAAAATAAAATAAATAAAATAAAAATAAATAAAATAAAAAGATATTAGACTATAAAAATGAATCCTCACTTTTAATTTTAATTAATTTAACAAATCAATCAACATACATATAATTATTTTTATTTTTGTAAATACTCATACTCATACCCTAAGTATAAATTAGTTTTTTCTACATACTCATCTATTATTTTCTCGAGCTTCTCAATCTTATTATTCTTTTCATAAATAACAACATTTTTGTTAGCGATTTCAGTCTTTAGTTTAATCATGGTTTGGTCAATTTTTTTCTCAAATTCTGTAGCCAATAACCCAATAATTGTTATAGTAACAATGGATATAATAATTGTAGTTAATTCTAGTCCCTTTTGTCCTGGAGTAAGATTTTCCCAAATTACATTACATAATATCTGCAGACAACTTAAAGATACAATCAAAGCAAAACAAATATCTGTTACATTCATATCCAAAATATAACAAACGGATGCCTTTTTTTCAGATAATTTATCAAGTTGCTTATTTAAATTCATTTTATTATAAATATTAGAAGCTTCTTGAAAACATTTTTCGAAGATGGTAAACATTTTAATGGAATTAACAGTAATAGCTTGTAAATTATTTTTTTACATTTCAAAACATTTCAATTTTTTTTATATAAGCGATAAATATTTGTAACTAAAAAATTATACTAAGATGTATCAAATATATTATAAATTTTTAGTAAATTAAAATTATAGTTTTAAAAATAAAAAATTGAAATGCTTTTTCTATAATTATTAATAGCACCCCTAATATACATCAATTGTCTTTGAACTATAAAATGTCAACTATTAATGAATGCCCTATTTGCTTGGACTGTATTGAGATAAACAAGAATTTCATTACAACTGAGTGTGGACACTGTTTTCATGCGAATTGTCTTATGACTAGCATTGCGCATAATGGTTTTGCGTGCCCCTATTGTCGCACGGCTATGGCAGAGGAACCTGATGACGATGACATAACTGAATATGAATCAGTTGATGATGAAGTAGACCCTTTGAATGATAATGATACGCTTCGTGGATTCAGATTCTTCTTCAATAATGTGTACGGAAATGAGCATGATGAAAACGATGTAGAGGACGAGAATTCATATGAAGATGATGAGGTGGAAGAAGATTTGGAACCCAAACCTTCTGCAAGTTTTATTACTCAAAAGCTAGTTGAACGAGGTGTTACTATGGAACAACTTGTCAAGACTATATTGAGTGAGAATCATGAAGAATATGAGGATGATGAAGAAATGATTCGTATCAGCGATGAATTGTTCGGCAAGGTTCGTATCATTGTCAGCAATTACAATCCAGCACAGATTATTCAACCAGTAGTAGCTCCTCAACCCATAGTAGTAGCTCATCCAGTTGTCGAAATTGACAGTAATGCTCAACCAAAAACGCGAAGAATTCAGGTAACTAGAAATCATGACGCATATCTTTAATTAATGTAACTTGATTATAAAAAAGTAAATGTAGGTATAATTTAATATGTAATTTAATTTAATTCATAAAAGTGAGTCCATATTTGCTTTCTGGTATGGATAATACCTTTTTTATTATTATTTTATAAATTTTATAAATTTTTAGTAATGCTTATTCATTGTTTATATAAAAAAAATTGAAATGTGTTTTGTAAATTTATTAAAGGTAACCCCTTATTTGAATAAAAGCAGCATCAAAAAAGCAGCATCAAAAATGAACACTTCTATTAGCATTTATATCCCTCGTATGTCTATGCGTAACACTGAGGAAGATGTGAAAATAGTTATGAAAAGTTTTTATATTGGCAATGTCAGTCGCATTGATTTTACACCAATTAATAAAAAACCAGGTTTTGGTGAAAATATTGATAGTGTAATAAAGTCTGCGTTTATCCATTTCTCAGACACACCGTTCTTCTTCAATAATGAATCGTATCATTATAATTCTAGCATTGTTCATTTGAGAGAAAAATTTTGGAATGACATTCGAAATGGAATACCATATAAACTTCAGGCAAGTCTAACAGAATATTGGATTTGTTTAAAAAATAAGAACCCAGTAAAGCAAACATTGATGAATATTCATCAAATTGTTGAAAATGGTAGGTATTTAGAAAATTTGGTTGAGGAACAAGCTAATAAAATTGCGGAACAAGCTGTTGCAATTGAGAAACTTTCGGATA